AGATAATAAGTCTTTCCTTTCATTCCATGACGATCCCAACCATAACCTGGGGAGGTTACAGTCGAGATTGGATTGCGGAGCTCATCACCTGGGACACCAGCGATCGCTTCTTCTATAGATAAAACACGGAGGGGTTCTGACACACCCTCCATGAAATTTCTAAAGACATCACGACCAGCAATTTTCAACAAGTCAGTTTCACAAGTCGGGGTACACTTACCCGCTTTCACAACTCCTAAAGCCAATGGATCCTTTCGGACACCATCGACTTCAAAAGGTCGCAATTTAGCGGGAATAGTGGTCGGTCCAGTCAATTTGCCATACATACTTGAGGGAATAATAGTCGATCTAGAAACTTCTCCAGGACCGTCATCAATTTGACAGACAGGGAGAAATTCACCAGGGACTACCTTCACACAAGGTTTCCGGTCAGAGAAATTCTGAGCCATTTGCGCAACGGGGGCAAACGCACTCAAAACATCAGCAAGGTCTTCAGCGGTTACCAAACATGACCAATTACGTCCAACTTGAGAGCCAGCAACATGCATACCGACGAATTTCTTCGTCAATACGGTGGAGCTAACACTCAAAAGTTGACCGCAATAGCCAGGTTGAGTAGGGATTTGGTATTCGTAGAGGTCTCGAGCAATTATAGTAGGATTATCCATCCTTGATCCGCTAGGAGCAGCGATGTCATATCTTACATAATCGCGGGGAGTAGCATAGCCAGTAGAGCACATTAACGCAACAGTATCGTTGGCGGGACGCGGACCAGACAGAGCAACAGGTATAGAACCATGAAGTCTGTCCAGATCGGCAGTTCCAACGAAATATTTTGTAATGTCTTTGGCAGGGGGCATTTTCATAGACAAGTCCAAGTAGCAGATATCAGAGTAGGTGGTTTCACCAAACAATAACTCTCTCTCAATCACAACGCAATTTTGAGAGGTTATGAAATCGGAAATTTCTAACTCTTTTCCAGTTTGTAAGTAGATGTTCTTGAGTCGCACTTTCTCAGGCTTAAGCATATCAAGATAAATCTTGAAATGGTAAGGCATCATTGCGATCGAACCTTTCAGCATTGTAAGGACACCGAGGGCATCCTTCTCCACACCTTTCACAACGGGGATGATCAAATACTGTTGTTTATAAACAGAACAAATCATATCCCATTGCATCGGGTCAGCAGCAACTTGAGATTCTCCATGCAACGATCCTTCTTCCAAAATTGGAAGAGTAGGTTTTGCAACCTCAGCACTTCCAACTTTCTTCACTGTTCCTTTCTTAAAAGCACGCATTTGTCGATGTCGGGGTTGAGTAGTCGGGTTGTGGCTTTCTGCAACATTCGCATTTTGGGTCTTACGATAAATCGCTTCGAACCCAATAAACGAAGTCACAGCAGCAACAACCATAATCGGATTATCCAGAAAGATTTTCTTGAGTAGCGATTTAAAAGCTACCCAGGCAGGGTCGAGTATCTTTTCTTTAAAGGTTTGAGCACGTCCAAGAGCAGTTTCCCACATCTTCTTCAGTGCCTCACCCATTTTGGCGAATTTCGAGGGCGGATTAGCAGGTTCTTTGTGAATCATGTCATACACCTCTTTGAAGGTGTAAACAAATTCTTCTTCATCAAGGTCAGAGAGCATGAGCGAGGGGTCACAATTTACAAGGTTAGTATTAGTAGCAAGGGCCAAGAGGTAAGCATCATCATACACATTCATGTTAGTTCTGAACACACGGGCACACCATTCCAGCACAGTTCCAACTTTCAACGACATCCAGGGTTTCACACTGTCGCTAGCATCAAAAAACTCATCGCGAACTTGAGCGTGTCCTTCGAGGGGTACTCGAGGGAAAAACTCAGTTGTTCCACGACCAGCAGTTAAAGCTTTAGCGTATTGCATGATATTCTGAGTCAAATCTTCACCACGTCCAATACGAACCATCATGTCGTCCTTGAGCATCTTGGTCATTTCCTGAAAAGAAAATGGACCTTGAAACTCAGGACGAGCACGCTGACTCGCATCAAAGCGGTAAAACTCGTAGACATCCAAGTTCACCATCTGCTTCTTTCCATCAACAACTGGGGCACGGTCATACGCTTTCTGTTTGTCGAGAGTAATTACATCTCGACCATTCACACGCTTAACTAGTTGGTATTCCGGTTTGATCCGGACTTCAAAAGCAAAAGTTACACGATTCCACACAGCTTCTTGGTAAGTTAGTGATTCTATGCGGACATTACGATCATTAGTAGAGCAAATTACAGCTTTGGAGTTAAAGAAAGAACCAGATTTCTGAGAAATGTCAGCCATATGGAGATGATAAGGAAAGTTAGAGATAGAGCGAATGATTTCGAAAAATTCAACACTGGGGTTAGCGGTAGTATCTTTTTGTTGTCCAAAATCATCGTAGGACATGATGTACTGTCCATTGTAACCATCAAAGTATTCATTCTCAGGGCAGCGAGTGTACACATGTTCAGAGACAAGATGAGCCATCCCAAAGCAACTCAAGATTTCTGCAGCTAGATAGTAAGTCAAAGTCGTTTTACCGATCTGAGACTCACCAACCAACCACAGAAGTTGAGGCACCATACGTACACCATCCGGGCGCAAATACAATGTACGAGCCTGTTCTCCGAGCTTTGATGCAAGCACCAAAGTTCGTTTAACAGCCTCAGACACTTCTCGCGGCAAACTGCTTCCGTACTTTCGCAACAATCCACTACCAGCACACCACAATCCAGACACTCTTTCAGTCTGTCCTTGTGTTGCACAAGCATTTCTCATGTCGCGAGACGCCTCGAATACTTCTTTCATCCACGCTTCTAGATCTGGAAACGTCCCATCATCCGATTCAATACCCCAGATTCGCTTTTCAACGAATCTGATGGCAAAATCAAACCAATTCTTGATGTATTGGAAAATATCACCAAGACCACGACAAGCACGAGGAAAATCAGCAACACGACGCATCCAAAGATCAGGAGTCAATTCACGACACGGGAGAGCACCTAAGAGACCACCAGTAACAAGAGAAAAGAACATGGGGATAACAGTAGGGGCCCAAGCAGTTAGTAAAGACAAGGGGTCAGCAGATTTATCGGAGGCAACCTGAGCAACGGGACGCGCAGCCCATTCAATCCATTCACGAAACAAATCAATGAGAGCAGAGGGTATAGAGCACACAGTAGAGATAATGCGAAGACAAGTATCAAACAAAGCCACAGAAAGACCAACCATTTTGTAAATAACATACACACCAACAAGGGACAAGGCCATTATTAAAACATTTTTTACAGAGATAGGAAGAATTCCACAATTTTGTTCAAGCAAACCTTTCACAACTTCAGGTAAATTAGCAACAGTCTCACGCAAGGCACCAAGGGTGTCTCGAGCTTCATCAGCCATACCACCAACTGATTCCATACATTCCGTAGTCGAAGTAAAAATACCAAAGCCCACTTGAGCATGAGCTTCATTCAATTCACGGAAAATGCGCATCAATCCAGCAGCAACTGACAAAAGGGGGCCAGTCGCTTGCAACAAATATTTCCAACATTTACACTGAGTATCAATTACACCACAGATTCTACACACACGCGGAGCATTCTGATCGGGTTCTGACGGAACCTCGACAAATCCAGGATTCAGTTGAGCAAAGGCGTTAAAGCAATTGTATCGCGCCTCAGAAACGGGTCGGGAAAAGACGGGGCCGGGGTTAGTCTCAACATCACCAGACATTAGCAGCATCATACGAAGGGTAGATTTACTCACGGGATACTGTCCACACACAGACTTCAAGAAAGCCACATCGTCAAAATCAACATAGATATTACGAGCAGATTGGAAAGAAATACGGCGGGAAGGGCCAGGGTTAGTTTCAACATCACCAGACAAAAGTAATCGAAAAGAATTATAGCGGGGGTGTTCGAAAGGGAGATTCACAAGGGGAGAAGACATGTAGCGGTCGTAGGCATCATTGGTAGCTTCAAACTGGGCAAGAGCAACCACTTCAATATCTCTTAACAGTTCATAATCAAGGTGATCCAAACAGTAAGAAACGATTAAAGGGTAGACGTACAAATCAGAGGGATTGCGAAGGGTCAAAAGGACATCGTAGGTCGTAACGACAGATGAAACCAAGTCAGAACCAAGAAGGTGACAAACAATTTCATCTGTAGGATCTTCAACATTGAGCAAGGTAGTGGTGAGCAAAGACGGAGGATTCGAAAAATCAAAACGGGAGCCTAAGACTTCAGCCAAGGAAAATGGAGTTCTAATGTCAAAAAGACGGGGGGGACTCGCAGGTCCAACATCAATCATCTGCAAATATTTCTCATCCAGCCAATGAGGCAAGGTTTCGAAATCAACCATAGTTTGAGCGTTTTGAAGAGTAGAGCGCACGAAAACGTTATTACATGTAGTTGTAGCCATAGTGAATTAAAGGTTTTATAAAAAGAAAAGGAAGTTATAGTGGTCCTAATACCACTCCCCTAAG